ATGCAGGAGCTCGCGGCGCCGCTCTTGATGGGTCTCGAGGGCATGGCCGACACCGTCGACTTGATCCAGGTGCGGCAAGACGTGCCGCAGTACGAAACGCAGGCCGAGGAAGCCGACCGCGTGCGGATGGAATATCGCCAGCGCGGCCAGGTCATCACGCGCAAGCAAGCCGTTGCGCTCGTCAAGGCACGCCGCATGGATGACCCGAAGTACGTGGATACGCTCGTCGAGGCCCGCGCGAAGGAACGCGCGACCGACCAGGCATCGCGGGCCGCCGCCGCCGGCGCCGCCGTGACGGAAGGCGGCTCGAGCGCGCAGAAGGCCGGCCCCGAACCCACCAAGCAACCGCGTGTGCCCGTGACGCGCGAGGAATTTGCCCGGATGACGCTCGAGGAGAAACGCAAGGCGCTCGAGGGCGCCACGCTCTAACAGGAGGCCGCCATGCCTGGAAGTACGTACAACTACAGCGATCCGGGGCTTTCGACCTCGACGACGCTGGCGAACGACCTCGCGCCACTCTGGCTCCAGGACGAGCTCCTCGCCGTCGCCGAGAAGCTGACCGTGTTCCAAGATATTGGCGACACGCCGAACATGCCTGAGGGCGAGGGGAAGACGTATTCGGCGCAGCGCTACGAGCGGCTCTCGCTGCCGGGGGCGCCGCTCACCGAGGGCATCACGCCGGACTCGACGCCGCTCGTCGTCAACAAGGTGCAGGCCATGCTCGAGCAGTGGGGCATGGTCGTGTCGCTCACCGACGTGGCCTTGATGACGACCAAGCATCCGGCACTCACCGCCGCCAAGGACCGGCTCGGCAACGCCTCGGCCGAGTTGCAGGACCGCGAAATCCAGAAGGTCCTCATGGGCGCCGGTCAGGTCGTCTTCCCGGGCGGCAAGACGTCGCGCTCGACGCTGGTCGCCGGCGACCTGCCGACCACCGACTTCATTTCCGGCATCGTCGCGACGCTCCGCCAGCTCGGCGCGCCGACCTTCCCGGGCGCCATGTATGCCGGCGTGGTCGACCCGTACAACGAGCAGGATCTCGCGAAGGACAACACCTTCGTCCTCTCGCATCAGTACGCCGAGACCACCGCGCTCATGAACGCCGAGATCGGCCGGTGGCGCGGCGTGCGCTGGAAGCGCTCGAACCTGCTCCCGATCGTCTCGCTGCTGGCGACCGGCGCCGGCGGCGCCTCGGCCACCAACCAGGCCGCCGGGACGGGCGAGACGGGGTTTACGGCCGGCTCGACCGTCAAGGTCGTCGTCGCCCTCGCCGACCCCATTTCGGGCCTCGACGTCAAGCAGATCGCGACGGCGAGCGTGACGAATGCGTCGGCCTACACGGTTGCCTTCACGATCACGGCGTCCGCCCCCGAGGGTCGCTACAACGTGTACGTGAGCGCCGAGGGCGGCACCGTGCCGACCTATCAGACGACCGTGTCGAAGCCGGTCGGGGCGCAGTACGTCGGCGTCGTCGCCAAGGCCGTCACGAGCGCCGCCGCCGCGACGTCGGTCGGCTACAGCGCCACCGGGTCGCCCGCCGGTGCCGACCCGCCGGCCACCGGCTCGGTGCATGTCGGCTACATCTTCGGCAAGAGCTCGTTCGCGGTGCCCGCGATCGGGAGCCGCGTCGAGACGACGCTCACGCCGGCGACCGCCAGCGACTCCGATCCCTTGAAGCAGCGCCGCAAGGCCGGCTTCAAGTTCATGACCAAGACGTGCATCCTCAACACCGACTTCTTCCGGCGCTTCGAGTGTCAGAGCGCCTTCTCGTGAGCGATGCCATGAGCCGACCTCCCGGCCGCCCGCGCACGGTGCCGGCGGTGTCTCACGAGCCGCCGGCGCCTGACGACCTCGAGGCGTTCGAGGCGCCCGACCCCGAGCAGCTCGCCGGCGAGGCGCTCGACGACCTCCGCACGCCCTTGACGCCCGAGGTCGTGAAGGCCCTCAACACCATGTGGCGCGACGTCGTCCAGTATGACGACGAGGGCTCGAAGACGGTCGCCCGGCGGATCGTCGGCCGGCTCCGCCGCGCCAGCCACCGCGAGCTCCATCCCGAGTGCATGCGCATCACCGTCGACGTGCCGATGCTCCCGAGCAAGGTGTTTGTCCGCATCAACGAGCGCGTCTATTTCGGCGCCGTCGAAGTCTGGGAGTGCGAGGCTCGCACCATCTTGGAGCTCGTCCACCGCGCCCGACTCGTCGAGGGCGCCCGGCTCGCCGACAACGGCAACGGCGGCGCGCTCGACTTGGACTCGCCGCTCGCCGAGCGTGCGCGGGCGATTCAACGCGCATGATCGCCCGGGGCCCTGCGGCGCGGCTCGGGCCGACGCCCCCGTTTTCCGGCCAGCTCCTCCGCGTGACGGGCGAGGGCGAGCAGGTGACGATCGCCTTCACGGCGTCGACGTCCGCCGAGCTCGCCGAGGCGCTCGCCATTGCCGGCGCCGCCGCCCTCGCCCGCCTGAAAGCCAACAACGCCGCCGTCCTCGAGGCCGGCGCGCACTTCGAGGACCGGCAACGCCAGGTGTACGCGCACGCGGTGGCGCAGCTCCGCCGCGAGCTCGGCGTGCCCGACCCGCCCGCGGAGGAGGACGCGACCCGTGCCGACGATCCCGCCGGGGCGGTACACGCGGCAGAAAATCCGTGACCTCGCGTTGAATCGCGCGGGCAACCGCGCGCTCGACGCCGACGCCGCGGATTTCCTCGCGCAACACCTCTTCGAGCTCTACACGCTCGCCGACTGGCCGTTTCTCTACGTATCGGCGCCGCTGGTGTTGACGGGCCCGACGGTCGACTTGCCCGCGGATTTCATGACGGCGCAGGACGACCACGCCTTCCAGATCGTCGCCATCGACGGCGGGGCGCAAAGCGAGTGCTTTGCCGTCGAGGTCTCGCCCGAGGAATTGACCGCGATGGCGGCGCCGACGTCGCACGGCGTGCCGCAATATTGGGCGGTGTCGCGGAGCGATACCAGCGCGCGCGTGGCCCCGGATCCGACCGGGCGGCGGATCGACGTCGTGCTCCGCTACCGACGTCTCCCGCCCGAGCCGCTCCCGGCGGTCGAGCCGACGGACATTCCCGTGTTCCCGTACCACAATTACCTCGTGCAGGCGGTCTATGTGTTTGCGCTCGAGCACGAGCGGGACGCGCGCGCACAAGCCGAGGCGGCCAATCGGGACACGTTGCTCGCGATGATTCGCCGCGGCGCCGCACCGCTCCGCTCGCAACGCGCGGATATTCCGCTCGACCCGCTCATCTTCGGGCGGCCGTTCCGGGGCGACTAGATGCCCGGCGCCCCCGACCGCGAGCTCCCGATTCCCGTCCGGCGCTTCCAGGGCACCATGCTCGCCATGGATCCTGCCTTTGTGCCGCTCGGGTGGCTCGCGCGGTGCGAGAATTGGGTGCCGGATTTGACGCTTGTCTTGAGCAAGCGCCGCGGGAGTGCGCCGTGGCAACGGTTGCCCCAACCCGGGCGGGTCGATCCGCTCTACTATTGCAGTGGCAGCGACGGCACGCGCTACCTCTACTGCGTCGTCAACGATCAGCTTTACGTGTCGGTGAATGACGCGCCCATCGTGCCGGTCACCAACGGCGCCTTTGCCGCCGGCCCGGTTGAGGACCTCCGCTACGGGATCGCGGTCGTCGGCGATACGCTCTACGTCGGCAACGACGTCGACCCGATGAAGCAAGTGCCGCTCGGCGGCGATGCGGTCGACCTGGTGCCGCTGGCACTCCTCGACGATACGGGCCAGGTGGCGACGGCGATTCCCGACGAGCTCGCGCGGGTGCTCGCCGGCACCTACAGCTATCGCTGGGCGACCTATCACGGGCCGACGCAACGGTGGACGAAGGTGGGGCCCGTGCGTACCGTGACCACGGCCGGGTCGGGGCGGCAACGGCTCGGGTTTCAGGCCCCCACGGTGGCGCTTGCGGCGGGCGAGCTCTACCACCTCTTCCTCGCCGGCGTCGACCAGGAGATCGAGGGCGCGCACGACCAGACCCCGGTCGGCCTCCCGGCATCGACCGGCGCTGACCAGTTTGCCTTGTGGGATGACCCCGCCGTGGAGTCGGCCACCGTACCGATTCCGTCGACGGTCGTCCGGCGCGGCGCGCACTTGATTGCGCACCGCGGGCGCCTCTGGGGGGCCGGCGGGCTCGACGAGACGGCGCGGCGCGTGTGGGCGACCAACGTCCTCGTGCCCGGCCTCGAGCAATCGCTCTTCGAGCAAGGGCTCTTTTTCCCGGCTGGGGCCGTGACGCCCGACTTGGGCGGCCCGGTGACGGCGCTCGCGGTCGCGACCTTGTCCTCGACGAATCGGAGCCCGACGTCCCCGCTCGCGCTCATGACCGAAACGAGCACGTGGCTCTATTTCGGCGACCCGGTCGATGATCCCGGCGCGACGCTTGTGCAAATCTCCGACGAGATTGGCTGCCCGGGCGACCGCACCGTGGCCTCGACGCCGCTCGGCATTCTCTTTTGCGGCAAGCGGAGCGTGTATCTCTTGACGCCGCAGCAAGCCGAGCCAAAAGACGTCGGCTGGCCGATCGAGCCGGCGATCCGCGCAGTCCCGGTGCCCGAGCGGGCAAACTGCTGGGCGATCTATCACCGCGGCTTCTACAAGCTGGCCCTCGTGCCGGCGGGTGGTGTCACCCCGACCGAGGAATGGTGGCTCGACCTCCGCCACGGCCTCGGCGATCCGCCGAATTGGTGGGGACCGCATACGACGCCGGGCTACAGCGCCGCTGCGCGGGCGACGAATCATCCGGCCGAGGAGGACCGGGCGTGGGCGGCGCAAGACAGCTCGGTGGCCTTTTTCGTGCTCTTGGATCAAGCCGACCGCTACATGGATCCGGTCGGGCCGCGGACGGGCGGGCAGTGGAACGTGGCGCATTGGAACGGCGACGAGTGGGCGCAGGAGAGTGCGGTGCCGATTGTCTCACGGATCATCACCGCGGACCTGGACGGCGGCGCCCCCTTGACGCCGAAGATTGCGAAGCGCGCACGCATCGTCGCCCACGTCTTCGAGACGACGTCCCTCGGCATCACCGTCACGGCGGATCATAGTTACGGCGTCGCGGGCACGCTCCGCGTGCCGATTGCGCTCGGCGACGTGTGGGATACGGCCGACTGGGATACGGCCTCGTGGGCGATGCAGCAGTGGATCCTGAGCGAGTTCGAGTGTCCGGTCCCCGAGCCCCGCGGGCGGCTCTTTTCCGCCGTCTTGACGCACGTCGACCCGAACCCGTGCGATCTCCGCGATTTCGAGCTCCGCGTGCAACCGTCCAGCCGCGAGACGCAGTAGCATGGCGCAGATTCCCCGCCCGCCGAAACAAGGGAACGTGATAACCTACGTCGCGAAGGTGGCGGCGGGCTATCCGCACATCCTGGCCGGCGAGGTCGATGCCGACCTGGATACGATCTACGGCGCGTGGAATAGCGGCGCCGATACCATCAACATTCGCGACGGGGCCGTCACGAGTGCCAAGCTGGCCGCCGATTCGGTCGGGCCGCGTGAGTTGCAGGATAGCGGCATCGGGACGACGAATCTCGCCGACGGGTCGGTCACGACGCCGAAACTGGCCGACCTGAACGTGACGACCGGCAAGCTCGCCGACGGCGCCGTGACGACGGCCAAGCTGCCGGATGGCACGGTGACGGACCCGAAGATCGTGAGTGTCGCGTGGGCGAAGGTGACGGGCGCCCCCACCACGCTACCGCCGAGTGGCCCGGCGGGCGGCGATCTCGCCGGCTCGAGCTATCCCAATCCCATCATTGCGTCGGGCGTCGTGACGGCGGCCAAGCTCGCCCCGGGGACGCTCACGGGCGCGAACCTCTCGGCGGGCAGCATCGGCGCCCGCGAGATTGCCGACGGCAGTATCGGCGTCGCCGAGCTCGCCGATGCCGCCGTGTCGCGCGCGAAACTCGCGCCGGGCGTGCTCCCCGGCGCGTGGGTGTCCGTCCCGATCACCAACTTCACGACGAGCACCGTCGGCGGGTGGATCCGTGTTGCGACGCTCCCGGCACTGACGACGCGCGGCGCGAATCCCGTCTTTCTCTTTGCCAATCACGGGCTCGGCGTCGCCGTCGGCGCGGGGCCCGGCAACGTGCTGCTGCGCTGGATCCGTGACGGCACGCACCTCTGCAACACCGCGTGGGGTGCGGGGGGCGGGACGAATCTCGTCGCGCCGTTGCCGTCGCTCCCGTGGATGGACGTCGTGCCGACCGCAGGGAGCTACGTCTACGCGCTCGAGGTGCAGCTCGGGCCCGGCGTGTCGACGGTGTATTTCGTCGCGACCAACACGGGCTGCGGCTTGACGGCGTTCGAGCTCGGATGACCGGGGAGTAGCGCATGGCGACGCAACGGCCACTCAAGGAAGGCAGCGTCCGCACCTACCAGGAAAAGGTGGCGCTCGGCTTCCCCGATATCCTCGCGAGCGAGATGGACGCCGACCTGGATACGATCTACGCGGCGTGGAATGGCGGCGTGGCCACGGCGAATTTGAATGACGCCTCGGTGACGGAGGCGAAGCTCGCGCCCGATGCGCATTTGTGGACGGCCGCGACGGGCGTGCTGAAACCCGTCAATGCGACCATGCCGCCGACGCTCGCCGTCTCGACCGGCGACAATCTCGTCTGGGGCACGCGCACGGCCAAAGCGCGCTTGGCGGCGCATCCGACGACGCCGGCGGCCTACTGGTATTTCAACCGGAATTTCGCCGGCACGCTCGACGACGCCACGATTGCGTCGTGGGTCGCCGATTTTGACAGCGACGTCTTTCGCATCGGGCGGGCGGCGCCGGGCGTCACGAGCATGGCAACGCTGTTGCTTCTCGACGCCACCGGCACCGCGCAATTCGGCGTGCGAGCGAATGTCGCACCCGCCACGACCTATGCCGAATTTGCCGGCAATCCGACGTTGTCGGGCGGCTACGATAGCGCGCAACCGACCGTGCTCGCGCGCTGTAACTACGGCGGCGATGCGTTCGAGGTCTGGCGGCGGGCGCCCAGCGGCGGCGCGTGGACCTCGCCACTCGTCGTGCGAGGCAGCGACGGCAAGACGGTGTGCACGCTCGCCGATGGCTCGATCGCGCGGGGCATGATTGGCGTCGGGCAATCGGTGCGCGCGCTGGCCGATTTCCCGGTTGACCCGACGTGGACCTTGCCATCCAAGAATGCGTGGAACGTCTTTACGACGGGCGTCTATGCGGCCGTCGGCGGCTTCGCGTTGCTCCTCGTCGACCCGGCATGGATGTACAGCGCCGCAAGCAGCACCGGGACGGGCGCCTGGGTGCAAGTGCTGATTGACGGCACGACGGTCGTCTATCAGCGGCTCTACCGCGCGGCGGCGAGCATGGCGGTCGTGCCGATGCCCGGCTTCGCCTGCTTTCCGTCGCTGCCCGCGGGCTCGCGCACGATTCAAGTGCGGGTCTTCTGTGAGACGAATGCGAGCGTGCAAATGAGCGCGGACGGCGCGCAAGTGAACGCCGGGACGATTCGGTTGATTGAATTTTGTTGAGGCGGGGCACCATGGCTGACACCTACACCTGTGACCATTGCGGCGCGACGGCGGAGAGTTTGGATGATTGGCAGTTTGTCGTCGTCGGCTTCTTTCACGTCGCGGGGGGCCAGCCGCCTCCGGGCGGCAAGACACTCGACGCCACCCTCCCCGACCTCGTCTTTGACACGCAGGCGTGTCTGGACGCGTGGCGTGCGGAGGTCCACTTGACCGCGCCGAGGGGGGCGACCGATGCCTGAGCGGCCGGCGAGCGTGCCGCGGGCGGTCCTCGAGGAGCGGCGCGCGGCGCTCGGCGCCGAGCTCTTGGCGGCCATGCGGCACGTCGAGCAGCTCCGCGGCGCCGTGGCGCTCCTCGACGAGCTCCTCGCGCCCGATGCCGCCGGGCGCCCGCTCGAGGTCGTCGCATGATCCGACCCGCCGTGTTTGCCGACGTGCCGGGGCTCCGCCGCCTCTACGCGGCGCTCGTCGCCGAGCTCGCGGCCACGCGCCCGCTGCCGTATCCGACGCACGGGGCCGACGACCTCGACACCTTCACGCTCTTGACGGCGCGGCGGATCGAGCAGGACCCGACGCTGCTCTTGTACGTCGCGACCGACGACGCGACGGGCGAGCTGGTCGGGTTTCTCGGCGGCGAGGTGTCCGAGCGGGCGCTCGGCGAGCCGCACGTCTTTGGCAATGCGCACTGGCTCTATGTCGCGCCGGCAGCCCGCGGCCGCGGTGTCGCCCGCGCGCTCGTCGAGCGGGGGTGTCAGGACCTGGACGCGCTCGGTGTGACGCATGTCGAGCTCGCCGCCAGCGCCGGCGACCCGCAATGGATGGCCCGGGGCTGGGTGCCCTACGTCGTCCACCATGCGTTGCCGCTGGCTGCGGTCCGCGCCGGCGTCGTCGAGCGCCCCGCCGTCGATCCCACACCGACGGCCCCGACGGCGCCGGCCCCTGCACCCGCGGCCACGCCGGCACCTCGCAAGCGGCGCCGGCGGCGGCGGACGGCGCCGCGGCCGCGGCTCCTCGCCGGGGGCCGGGCATGAGTCACCTGGTCCGCACCGCCGAGCCGGGCGATCGCCCGGCGCTCGAGGGCTTGCTCGCCGCCCTCATGCGCGAACACCAGGGCACGTTTCCCGCCGCCTATCCCCACTTCGCTCCCGTCGAGGACGCCGCGAATCTCCTGACGCTCTATGCGCCGCGGCTGGCTCAGGATCCAAGTCTGGTCGCCGTGCTGGCCGTCGACCGCGCGCCCGTGGGGTTGCTCGTGGGGGAGGTCGTCGCGCGGCCGGTCGGTCGGCCGGCGACCGTCGGCTTTGTCGAGTGGTTCTACGTCGTGCCCGAGGCCCGCGGGCAAGGCATCGGGCGCGACCTCGTGCGGGCCGCCTTGGCGCTCGTGCGGCCGTACGGCGTGACGCACATCGAGATTGCGAGCGTGCCCGGCGACCGGCAATGGCACCGGCGGGGCTGGCGGGAGACGTCGCGCCACTACGTCGCCCCCGTGGAGCAGGTGACCGCCTGGGCCGCCCTCGAGGAGGCTCCCGATGCACGATAGCCGCCGCTACCATCGCACGCGGCCACCGACCTTCACGCGCGCCTACGGCTCGCAAGCCTCGACGCCCGTCACGCGCTCACCCTTTGGCGGCTTGCCCTACCAGGTCGCCGGGCGCGTCAACCGCCAGCAGCTCTCGCCGCTCTTGATGGGGCTCGGGCTCGGCGTCGGCCCGAAAGCGCAACAGTTGCAGCAGCAAATCATGAGCGGGCAAGCGCAAGGGCCGCTCGCGTCGGCGATTCGCGGGATCCAGCAATTTGCGCCCGGCGTGATTGGCGGCGCGCAGGGCATCGGCCAGCAAATGTCGGCGCAAGGCGCCGAGGCCAACCGGCAACTGCAAGCCTCGATTGCCGCCGCGCAGGCGGGGATGCCGCAGTATCAAAGCGCCGTCAATCAAGGGCTCGCGGCGACGCAAGGCGCGCTCGGCAGTGCGCAGGATCTCTACGGGCAAGCCGCGGCCATGCTCCCCGGGCTCCAGCAAGTGGCGCAGCAAGGCACGCAGGGCGCGCAATCGGCGCTCGGCCAGGC